TACTAAGATTTCGGCAAGTGCGCGGCGCACCGTGCCGTTTAGGCTTTTGGGTCAGCGGCCTCGACTACCTCAATAGACGCCAGCGAACTAATGAACTGGTCAAGGTTGCCCGGTACCGTGGTACCTATAGCGCGTGTTGCTTCGTAGCAAAGGTACGCCAAATCCTCAACGCCTACGCCTTGCGCCATTTCTGACGCCTTACGCCTGTACTTGCGTTCCCACGCAACCACCGTACTTAAGTTAGTAGTAACTGTGTTTGTGGTGCCGTCGTTAAACGTTGCTTTAAGTGTTAATTGCATTGTGCCTGCCTTTGTGTCGGGCCGTTGCCGGCTTTAATTAAACTTCGAGTACTGAGTAAACGCCGCCAGTAAAGGTAACGCTTACGGTGCCAAGTGCGCCCAATGCCAACGTGTACGGGATTGCTTCCAAGTATGCGCCTGTAAGGGTCATGGTTGGGTTGGTTGCGGTGCCCGGGCTGGTTGCTGATGGTGACCACGAAACGGTTACCGAGGTGCCTACCAATGCTTTAAGCGTGGCGTAAGTTTCGCTGGTAGCAAACGACGCGTACAAATCAAGTTGTAGCGTTGAGTTTTCGAGGCCTGCAGTGTAACTGCGTGACGTGGTGCCAAACGCGGTACTTTCCAGCGCCTCAATAGTGCGCGTAAAAACCAAACCTTGGCACTGATCCTGCAGCGAAACTGCGTTCACGGTTACGTTTGGGTTGCTTAGGTAAGTGCTGGTTGCCATAGTGGTTAGTCCTTTGGTGTGTTCTTGCTATTAGTTTTAGCAGGTTTTGGGGTTTCATTTGTGGATTGCTTTAACAGGCCGCCCTCAACTAGGGCCGCTACGTTTATGCCGTTAGCGGCTGCGCCGTCGGCGTCATATTCTGTGCCGGGTTCGCCTAAGCGTGGACTAATGATCGTGTAAGGCATTTGGTTTCCTAACTGGTTTGGGCTTGCATTTCTATAGTTAAATCGTAGGCGGGCATTTCAGCGCCACCGATAACAGCAATAGTAGGGCGGCCAGCGGTTACGGCAACGTTTTTACCTACCACTAAACTGGCTAGGTGCATAAGGTTCCGTTGCGCGTCAAGGTTGCCCGGGCCAAGGGTAATTAGGCGCACCGTGTAGGTCAGTTGGACTATGTTGCCGCCGCCGCCGTAAACCACAAAACTAGGCGCGTCTATGAACGCACAAGGCGGCACAAGGTTTCGGGGGTCTGTTACTACCTGCAGAGAAGTTAGCGTCGTTAGCGTGGCTGCTAGATCGTCTAGCGCCTCATTAAACAGGTCTGTATAGGCAACGGGCATTAGGCAACCTGTGGCCGTGGTATGCCTAACAGCATTTTAATAGCCGGGCTGAGGCCTACCGAACTGCCAGCGGCCATACCGTCAAACGCTGCAAAGTCTGTTACCGCGCCGCGCTGCCTGTAAAAGAAACCGCCTAAAGAAATGGTGCCAAGGGTTACCTGTCCATTTGGTGAGGTGCTGAGGCTGTCTATGTAGCCGGCCTCTTGACGTCGAGTAAACGCAAGGCTGTTTGCTGCTAACGCGCATTGGGTTAAGAATGTCGTATCGAGTGCCGACGCTGTACCAATACCTAACCAGTCCTCTATTTGCGTGGCCGTAATCCACGTGCAAGTTTCGGTAAACGTAATTGTGCCGCTGGCAGCGCTGCGTTGTACGTTGCTACCCGTGCATGAATAGAGAACCTGATTAGGTACCGGTACTTCGTAATCGTAAAGTAAATCACCGTATTCATCTACGCCAATAAACAAATACTCGGGGATAGCGCGAACGGTAAACGTGCCGTTAAAAGGTACGCCAACTGTTGCAACTGTAAAACTTCCGCCTACTACTAAATCGTTTGGCGTGAGGGTTTGCAGTACTGCGAAATTGTCCAGTAACTGTTTATGGGTGACCGAGTAGACGGCCATAACTGGCCTACCTTTCGGTTATCAGACGAACTTAACGAACTTGGTTGCGTCTGCCATAAACGCGGCTGCATAGCCACGGTAGGCAATAGTGCGGCCAAGTGTGCTTGGTACGTCTACCGAGATAGCGCCCTTTTGCTGTTCGTAGAACTCGAAACCTGCTGCTGGGCCTGCTGCGTGACCCATGAATGAACCCGGTGTGTTTTTGTCTACTACGAGTACCAAACCTAGCGGGTTACCGTTCCATGAGTTGGCTGACAGTTCGCCCGGTGCGTTCATAGCGCCGATCTGTGGGAATACTGGCCGCTTCGTGCTATCAACCAATGAACCCAACGCGGCCCACGTACCCGGTGTAACCACCATGTGGGTAGGTAGGTAGTTGCTGTTTGCGCTGATCTGACGGGCGCCTTCGTAAATTGCGGCGATCCAGTCCTCAGGGTCTGAAGTGTCGGCAACTGATGAAGTTTGTGTAATTGCTGCATGGCAAGTATCTACCGCGTAATTGTCGGTTGCTTGACCGTAAGCAATTGCCAATTGGTTTAACACAATGTTGATCGAGGCTGGGTCTGTCCAGTCCAAATCTTGTTCGGACATTGTGACGTAAGTTCCGAATGTCAATTTGTTTACGTTGTTATTTGCAACGGTAACGGTGCTTGGGTCAAGCGGGTTTAGTTGTCCGGTTGGTTGCTGGGTAACTGTTGGGCGTACCGTGATAACTGGGCGGCGGAATGTTGCGCCGCTTTGTGGCATGGCCTTAGCGCCGATTGCAGAAACGAACGGGCGAATAGGGTTAAGTCCGTCGTAAACAGTGCCGGTAATGATCTCAGGCAAAATACCCGGGGTGTCAGCGGTTGTAATGTTTGGCGCTGCTGCCTGAATACGTGCGTTCATTTCGGCAAGTACGCCGCCGCCCTGCAAAGTTGCAGCGATAAACTCGCTAGCAGTTGGCAACTTAAAGTTGCGTGGCTGCGCGTACAATGGCTGGGCCATTGGTGCGGCTTCGATAACGGCTGGGGTTTCTACTGGGTTTGACATTTCGTTATTCTCCTCTACGGGTTCCTGTTCACTATTTAACTCTACTTCGTCAGGCTGTTGGTGGATACTGGCGGCCACTCGATCTACTGAGGCGCCAGCAAACGCACCGAACGGCACAAGGCTTAATTCTTGCCATTGGGCGGCCTCGATAATCATTACGCCCTCAGCGTCGTAACTAAACTTTGTGGGGTTTACGCCTACGGATACTGCGTCTAGAACGCCGTCAGCGGCCAGTACTAGCGCTTCGTTCCCTAACGCCGTTTCGCTTATGCGGGCTTCGTACATCATTCCGCCCGGTGTGTCTACCATGGCGGTTACCAAACCTACGGCCTGCGTGCTGTCATGGCCCAAATATAGTTTAGGCATTTTGCCGCCAGCGTCAAGGCTGCCCGGCATAAACATAACTTTAGTGCCGTCGCTTACCGTGGCCTGCACGTTGTACGGCAAGGCAAGGCCCGCGAGTGTGCGGCGTGGCATGCCGTCGGGGCCTGCTGCGTCGAGTGTTAATTCTTGCTGAGTTAGTTTAAGCATTGGGCATTACTCCAGTTTCGGCAGTGTCGTATTTGTCGTTTTCTTTTTCCATTAAATAGTTTTCGCTTAGGTAGTCCTCTATGTCGAACTTTACGTACGTGCCGCGCGGTAGCACGTTGTCAGCGCTTAACGTTTCGGCTATGCAGTCCATAAACAATTTTGCGCCAAACATATACAAATCCTGCCGCGCTTGCGTGCTGTTTTGGTATGAGTAACTACCAGTTGCTACGCCTAACAAATATGGCGGGCAGTTTGCTAGCCGGGCTATTTCTAGCGCCTGATATTCTGACGCCTCAACCAACATTTGTTTACTGGGGTCTGTAGTGGTTTCGGTGTAGGTAACAAACTCATTTAAGGCGGCCACCGTATTGGTCATACGACAGGCCTCGAAGTTTTGCGAAAGTTGCTGCAACTCCTCAGCCGATAACGGTTCACCGCCAATTTGGCGCAAAACTCCGTTCGGCAGCGAATTACTTGCTGACCTCATACGGCTGGCTTCCAACTTAAGCGAAGTTAAAACAGCGTTAGGGCTAGTGAATAACAAACCTTGTATAGGGCTAATAAATTGTACGACGTCTCTATGATCTACTGGCAAGCCGCTAAACATTATTTGTTTAGACGGTGCAAAGAAAACGGGGCCTGCCTGATCTTGGGTTAATACCATGGCGCTAGGCATACGCTGAAACGCACTAGGGAAACCGTCAGCAGTGCGCGCGGTGATCGCTAAAAACGCCCGCTGAGTGAAAAAAAGATCGTCAAATAACCATGCAAACGTGGTGCTGTTTGGTAGCGCTGGGTCTAAACGTCGCAACCAACTACGCGGTGCGATATTTATTTCTTCCATTTCTTCGCCGTTCCACATTTCTTGGTATTGCTTTAATGGCGTGCAGCCAATGACCGACGCTAAAAGATCGCGGGCGCGAGTAATGGCCGGCACACTCATAGCGCGTTGGCGATTATTGCCTTGCGTAAACGCATAAAAGTTATCGAGTTGCGACATACCGACATTACTGCCGGCGGCGGCCTTTACTACAGGTTCGCGGCTGTCAGCGGTAGCACGTGTAAAAAGGCCCATAGGTTTAGTTTGCCATATCTAGTAAAAGTTTGGTGGCACTGACTAGGCCCGATCAGTTCCCGACGAAAAGACTAGGTAACTTCCAGCCAGTGCCAAACCAATACTAGCCAGCCGCGCTAACTATTATGGGTTTGCCCATAGCGGCAGGTTTGCCGGCTAAGGCAACAGCAAACACTAAACAGCGTGCCATTGAGATAGGCCCGGGTGATCGTTGCGAACTTATAACTATGTTTCCATTGTGTTTAACCAGTACCGCTTTTTCGACGTGTTCGGTTAGTAAGTGTTCGCCATTATGCAGTAGGCGGCCCTCAACAATGATCGAACGCGCGGCAGCAGTCCAGCGGTTTAGTTCACGGTAGCCAACAATGGTTGCCCGTCTTGATAGGTGCGGCGGGCAGTGAACTTCCAGCGACGGCACTATAGCCAGTTTCAGGTTTGGGGCTTTTACTATTTCGGCCTCAACATGCCGCCACATTTCGGCCATAGTGTCAGCCACGAACGCGGTTACTACGTGCGTTTTTGTTCCCGATATGACAGCGCGCACACCGTAAAAGTGGCCGCTATCTTCGCCTACCTCGATTGCTAGCACTCCGCCCGGTGGGGCTACAGCGTCAGTTTGGCAGGCCGCAAACTGCCCGGGTTCTAACCAGCCAGCGGCAGCAGCAGTCCACGTATTAACCGAACTTCGTAGAAACGCGTTACGGTTTGGGGCCTCAGCCTCAGCCGCTATTACTTCCATATCGAGGGTGTAACCCAACGCTGGGTTAGCCATGGCCCACGCGGCGGGCGTCATCAAATCCATTTTGGCGGGGTCAGGTGACCACTCAGCAAAGTAAAGGCTGCCGGGTTTGCCTTCGTCAATAGTTCGTAAACCCTGTTCCCGCCAACGCAACATGGCAACGCTGCTACTATCCCCCGCCGTACTCCATAAACTGCATAAAGGATTTTTGCGGGCGCGTTGGGTAGGCAATAAACCTTGGTCTAAGGCCTCAGTACTAACAGCCCAAGCCTCATCTACTATCAGCAAATCTACGCTGTAACCGTGACCAGCGCCCGGGGTAGCAGCCCTAACATGCCACACACTGCCATCAGGCATAGTTAGTTTTTGGCGGCCATAACTCCATGAAACTTCGGCCCCGCATTTAACTTCGAGTATCGGCGCCAAATAATTAAACAGCGCTGTAGCCAAATCCAATTTGTGCGCCACACTAATA